TAGAGGGGGAGGATATTCTATGACATTACCTGTTGCCAAAGGTGATGAGTGCTTGTTAAATTTCTCAGAAAGATCTATAGACAACTGGCACAATACTGGTAAAGTTTCTAAACCTTTAGGTAAGAGATTCCACTCATTGAGTGACGCTACTGCGATAGTAGGTCTTTCTTCTATACCTAATAAGATTGAAAACTATAGTAATTCTGAATTGCAATTGAGGAAAGACGATGGATCAGCAGTGATTTCTATTAAGTCGGATTCTTCAATTAAAATGCAAAACTCCAACGGATTCGTTGAACTCCAATCTAATGGTCAGTTTAATATTAATGGGGTTGTATTCGACATACATTATCACGATCAACCCAATGATTCAGACGGGGACACCCAAGAACCAACAGGAGTACCTCAATCATGATAGGTAGAGCTTTAAATTCCAGCAACGATTTAATAATAGAGAACGGCTCTTTAAAATTGGTATCAGAAGGAGCCGAAACAGTTCAGCACGTTAGGACTAGATTATTGTTTTACATGGAAGAATGGTTTTTAGATTTAGAATCTGGCGTTCCTTATTTCCAAGAAGTATTTACAAAACCTGCGAACTTAGCTAATATTGAGTCCATATTCAAGGCTAAAATATTGAATACTCCGGAAGTAGAATCTTTATTGGAATTCTCTATGGATTATCAAGGAGAGTCTTCTAGATTACTTACTGTTTCTTTTTCTGCGGAAACTACTTACGGCACTATAGATAATGAGAAGGTGACCATCAATGTCTGAGTTCGGCATATCTAATAAGGGCTTCAATAGAAAAAGACTAGATACGATATTAGAAGATTTGAATTCTGAAGTTAAGTCTATATTCGGTACTAATTTTAATATATCTCCTGAATCTCCGGACGGACAGATAAATGGGGTTATTTCTGAATCCAACGCTAACTTGTGGGAAATAGCCGAGGAATCCTATAACGCTTTCAATCCTTCGGCAGTCACGGGGGTAACTCAAGATAATTTATACCAGCTTAACGGATTAACGAGATTAGAAGCTAGATCCTCTTTTGCACTACTAACTCTATCTGGAACTCAATCCACTACGATTCCTGAAGGGAGTTTAGTTTCTACTTCCGACACTAATGTTCAGTTTAGCATACAATCAGAAGTCGTTATTCCAGTTGGAGGTTCTATATCGGTTATCGCCAATGCGGTGGAGACAGGAGCTATATCGGCGTTAGCAGGCACTCTAACTAACATTGATACTCCCTTATCTGGATGGGATTCAGTGACTAATGTTTCAGATGCTATAAAAGGAACTGAAGAAGAAACGGATGTGGAGTTTAGAGCTAGGCGAGCTAGATCTGTAGCTAGAGATGCTCAAGCTTTAGTAGATGCTATATTCTCAGAAGTTAGATCAGTATCCGGAGTAACTCAAGCCACCGTGTTGGAGAACGACACTAATGTTAATCCCGACGCTAACGGTTTGCCCGATCACTCCATACACGTTATAGCTGTAGGAGGAGAAGACGAAGATATTGCTAATGCTATTTTTATTAAGAAAACATTAGGAGTCACTCCGTTCGGAACAACTACCGTGGTTGTGAATGACAATCAAGGAATAGAACATAATATATCTTTTTCTAGACCTAATAAGATAGACATATACGTAGAGGTCAATCTTACTACTTTTTCTACTTACCCCTCGGAAGGGGACGCTCAAATAAAACAAGCCATTGTGGATTACGCTCAAGGTAACTTGATAGAAGGTAGGGGGTTTTTCTTAGGAGACAAGGTTATTCATTCTGAAATATACACTCCTATAAATACTATATCTGGTCATACAGTAGATAGCATGTTCATTAAGACTAGTTCTCCTGCTGACCAGACTTCAGACATTAGTATCAGTGTGTCCGAAGTGTCTAATTTTACTATTAGCAACATAACGGTAAATTCGTAATGTCATCACCTATAAATCACAGAGAATTAGCTGAGAGCCGATTAGCTACGCAATTTAAAGAGTCTGTGAATTTAATAAGTTATATTAAGGCTCTTTTATTGGAATCGGATTCTCTAGAAGAAGTTTTTAGAAACCTATTGACTGATCGCTGGATAGATACTGCAGAAGGTACTAACTTAGACATAATAGGTTCTATTGTAGGTCAACCTAGAATATTGGTTGATGCTCTTATTATTAATTATTTTGGATTCCTACCTAATAGTGGTGCTTCTTCTTTCGGCAGCGTTTCTAATGTTTCATTGGGTGGTAGATTTAGAAGTAAAGAAGAATCTACCACTGGGAATAGGAAATTAACTGACGAAGAATATCGCTTGTACATTAGAGCTAGAATTATCAAAAACTCTATAAGCCCTAATTTACCAGAAACCTTGAGTTTTTTCAAATTCTTATTTTCAGTGGATCAAGTCGTTATAGTAGACGGGACTATGAACTACGCAGTTCAGATAGGCAGGAGGCTGTCTCCAAACGAGAAAGCCTTTTTGATAAACACTGATTTAGTCCCCAAAGTGGCCGGAGTAGGAGTTTCTTATCAAGAATATGAAGCTGATTTGGCTTTTGGTTTTAGTGGCATACCTACCAGTAAAGGATTCGGATCAGTTAACAACTCGTCTTTGGGCGGCAAATTTTCATATATTATATCTTGAGGAAAGATTAATGACTACTAAACCCGATCTAACTAGAATATGGGCAGAAGGAGCTCCAGCAGCTAACATTGAAGACCCAGACGTAACTAGTCCAGGTAAATTCAATGCAGGTTGGTTAGCTGAGATACCTCCTTTTGAGAACTTCAACTATCTCCAACAGCTATTTACACAAGCTCTTGCTCATGCTAACGAATACGGCATTATGCAATGGGACGCAGCTACACCTTATCCAGACGGAGCATGGGCGAGATCGACGGTTGATGACGAGGTCTATGTTCTTAAAGTAGGAGGCGATCCTTCTAATGAACCTAGCGTTAGTCCTGCGGATTGGGAAACTATAAAAGATAGCTTTAATATACCTGTTTTTGGCACAGCCGCAGAAAAAGATATCGGTACTGCGAGTGGCGAACTTCCTATTTACACCTCTGGCGGATTAGATGGACTGGGCTACGGGGGTATGAGCATCGCTCCCGTAGGTAGTATCGACGCGCTTGTAATAACGGGGTTTTACACTACCGCAGCCTCTACAGCGGGAAGTTTTCCATCGGGGGGCAGTAAAATAGGCGTACTGACTGTCGTAACGCGAAGCTCTACGTATGTAAGCCAGCAATTTCACGACACTATGCTGGACAAGGTGTACACTAGGGTAATAGTCAACGGAACCCCATTACCGTGGACCGACTTAAATCCAATTAAAGCGTGGGTTCAATTCAATGGAACAGGGACCGTTTCGATAAATGCTTCAAAGGGGGTGTCCAGTATAACGGACAGAGGTGTAGGGTTATATACAGTTAACCTCTCTTCTGCTATGCCCAGTAATAACTACGCTACCTTTGGGTTTGCTAATAGAGGCGGCGCGGGAGTTACAGCGGTAGTGATGGGGGATACTTCGGTTTCTAGGACGGTTACTGCCGTACCAATACAAGTTCGTGCGGTAGACAATACTGCTCAAGACGCTGGTGAAATATCAATACAAATTGTAGGAGTTTAATATGAAAGTTGTTGTTTTTAACGAGGGTGGGCGCGTGTGCGTTGTTCATCCCGCAGAAACTATCTCCTCGCATAGCGAATGCGTAAAACTGGGTGAGGAAGTTGTCCCGACGGGGCTTCCGTTCGGGATTCTTGAGTCAACGGAATTACCAGATCGGGGAGAGCGGGATTTCTGGAAAGTAGATAACACCAAGTTAAATGACGGAGTAGGCTTATGATCACCGTAGATGCAAGTAGGGCGGCAGAAAGAAAAGTCGC